CTGAGGAAGAAAGATTTGGTGGTGTAGCATTCGATCCTCAAAATGACCTAGAAACGATTGTCGCATCATCCCAATCAATACCCCAGTATGATACTGGTGTTATACTATATCTTCCATCAAGTCTTAGGTTTGACGATCAGGTATCATATGAGAATATGGAACTTGGTGCAATAGGCGGTATTGCTTCTGCTGGTATTAAATCTGGTCAAGGTGCGGTAAGTTCATTAGCAAGAGGTGCTGGTCAAGCAACAGGTAGTACAATAAACTTGTTAAAAGGTGGTATTGCTGATCAAGCGGCGGCAAGATTAGCGGCAACTAGATTAGCACAAAAAAGTGCTATAGCTGGTGGTGCCGTTACAAATGCTTTAGCAGTGACAGTAAACCCTAACACTATCAACCTATTTAAATCTGTTGCACTAAGAGAGTTCTCGTTTACTTTTAAATTAATAGCCACATCTCAAAGAGAAGCAATAGAGATTGAAAATATAATAAAATTCTTCCGTACAACTATGTATCCAGAAACAATTGATTTTGATGCACAAGAAGCAGGTGGTCTAAACGTTCCTATTGGTTATAAGTTTCCTGACAAGTTTGATATTACAATGAGATACAATGATCAGCCAGTAGGTACTAAAATTCTTACTAGTGTACTTCGTGGATTTCAATCAGTGTATAACCCACAATCTATGAGTTGGCATGAAGATGGAAAACCATCAGAAGTTGATATAACATTATCATTTGGAGAAGAAAGAACTCTTACTCGCAACGATATAACAGCTGGATATTAATAATGTATTTTACAAATCACCCCATATCATTATACAAATTTGGAAACGAAAAATCACAAACTGCTATTCAAAATTTGTCTGTGTATGTAGATATTATAGATCAGATAAAAGACAATGTTAACTTTTATGAGTATTACAATATTCAAGATGGTGAAAGACCTGATACTGTTTCACAAGATATTTATGCCACTGTAAAATATTACTGGACTTTGTATTTATTGAATGACAACCTACGAGAGCGTGGTTGGCCTTTGACAGTACAAGAGATTAGAGCAAAAGCAATTAAAGATTATCCTAACACTATTTTGACTACTCGTAATAGTACAGAGCTTTTTATTCATTTTCAAGTGGGAGACGCATTAGTCGGTCAGACATCTGGTGCAACTGGTGTTATCATAAAAAGAAACTTGGATTTAGGTCAATTAGTTATTAGGACTACAAGTACGGAATCATTCACTAGTACAGAATTGGTCAGAGACAACAGTGATGTTGAATTCCCAGAAACTATTCAACTATCTGGATCTACTTTAGAACATCTTGCACCACATCATTATGTAAATGGAGCAAATGAACGTACAGACGTTGATCCACATTCAGCAGTCAGTGCATTATTAACTCCTGTCACATACCTTGAAAGGTATCAAAAAGATAACGACACTTTAAGACAATTAAAAATCATTAAGCCTAATGCAATTGGGCAAGTCGTTAAAGCGTATCAAGATTCTGTTAGATCCACCTAATGAACGCAACAACTAAAAATAAAGCAATGAGTGCTCACGACTATGTATTGCAATCTGCAATCATAACGTCTTCTGTTGATACAAGCAATACTACAGTTGATATTAAAAACATCATTACTGATATTGACATATATGAACATTTAGATAAGCCGTACATTACAGGCGAAATATTGTTTATTGATGACGCAAATGTATACAACTACATTGGATTTTCTGGTGCAGAGTTTATAGAATTGACGTTTAAGTTGCCAGACGAAGAAGCAGTAGCAATAACAAAAAAGTTTGTCATTGAGGACACAATCAAAAACGTAAGAAGCAATGATAGAACTTCAGCAGTCTTAATTCGTATAGTAGAAGTCCATGCGTTTAATTCTACATTGATTAATGTAAACAAGGCGTACCAAGGTAAACCAGTTGATATAGTCCAGAACATCATTCGTGACAATCTAGGTAAAGACTTCTCTGGTCCTGTACAAGCTGACGCTCAATCGCCTATAAAGGTTCTAATACCAAACATGACGCCTCTACAAGCGGCAAGATGGGTAAATGAAAGAGCAACTACTATTGATGGTGTTCCATATTACTTCTTTTCGACTTTGGCTAATGATAAACTACATATAATACCTTTAAACTTGATGCTATCAACTAATCCTGATCCTGTGCCATACGTCTATTCACAAATTACAACATCAATTGCGGCTTCAAAAGGCATAGAAGAACAAGCACAATTAATTCAAAGCTACACTTCAAAGAGTAATGACGAGATTGTTAGTTTAATACAAAAGGGTTTAGTCGGCGCACAGTACAAGTTCTATGATCCTACTATTGGTTCTGAAATTAAAAATGGTGGTGTGACACACAACCTAGACGATACTTTACAAGTACTAAAGTCTAATCAAATCATAGCAAAAAATCAAAATGTGTTGACGTATTCAAATAACTACAAGTTAAATGAAATACCAGTCGCACAATTAAAATCCAGAGTCGTTACTAAGGTTGTGATGTCAGATGTATACAATTCTAAGAATAGTTATTCAGAAGCAGTCGATTTATCACAACACAAGTTAAAGGTGACAAACGAGGCGTTGAGAGAAACTATTATAAGAAATGCAATTGAAGTTATATTACCAGGAAGAAACTTTCTCAATGGTGCATATAGTAACACTATAGGCAATCAAATAACATTAAAGTTTTTAGACACGGCAGTTAACCCTAGCAGAGAAGAAGAAAGCTTAGAAGATCAGAAAAAGTCTGGTGATTATCTAATGTATGCAGTCAGACATTCATTTAAGAATGAGAGATATGATGTAATTGCTAGTTGTGTAAAACTAGCCGATCTTCCAAGGGAAACAAATATAAAATGACGTGCGATAGTTTTTACGGAGATGATATTAATAGGTTCTTTTTTGGGACTATTGTTAATAACAATGATGTTTTTTTATCTTTAGGCAGAGTTCAAATTAGAATTACTGGTATTCACAGTAAGGACATAAAAAATTCTGATCTTCCTTGGGCATCAGTTGTAGTTCCCACAACAGAACCTGGATTTGGTGGTCATGGATCAAACACTATGTTGGAAACTGGCGCACAAGTATTTGGTGTGTTCTTAGACGGCACAGATTCACAAGTACCATTAGTCTTAGGTACTATTCCTTCTATAATGCGTCCGTCTAGTGAATGCGAATCAGTTTTTTCTGGCGAAACATACCAATTGCCACCTTTAAGACCGCCTGGATTATCTGGTGAATCATTGGTTAGTGACTTAGAAGGTAGTACAAATGCAGAGAAAAGTTTTAACTTTTTTACAGACCGAGGGTTTACTTTAGAACAAGCTGCTGGACTTGTAGGTAACTTTGCGGCAGAATCAGGTGTCTCTATTAGTCCGACTGCATTTAATCCAAGTGATGAAGGTAAAGAAGCCTATGGTATAGCACAGTGGAGAGATACTAGATATACTGATCTTATAAACTATTCTCACGAAATCAATAAATCAAAAGATTTGTTATCAACACAGCTTTCATTTGTACTGTATGAGCTTGTAGGAAAAGAGAAAAGGGCTTTGTCTAAAATAAGAGCATCTAGTGGTGTCGATAACGCCGCAATCACAGTAGATAAATATTATGAAAGAAGCGATGGTTCTGCAAGAGATAAAAGAATTGAACTTGCACGCGAAATCTTTAAGAGGTTCAAATAATGGTTACTACTCCTACAGTAAGTTTAAAAAATTTAAATCAAACAATCAAATCTTTAGCCAATACAAATAACTTTGATGTGATTCAAACTGCCGCTATATCTGCGCAATCAAAGTTTACTGCCTTACAGTCAACACAGGTTGGGCTTACTGTTGGTAAAATTCATGGTGGTTGGAAAGCATTGACGCAAGAGATTGATGGATTAGTTGAAGCAGATACTACTGTTATTAACAAAGGAGTTGCTTTACTTGAAGAAAATCCTCAAGGTGTAAATCTTACGAATGATTTTGCTAGTGGCTCAAGTGATGCTTTAAAAACTATCACAGGACTTTCAGACGATATAAAGATAGGAATTAATAGCACTGTTTTAGCTATGCCCACACCAGAAGCTATTGCGTCTGCTTTGCAACAACAATCGGGTCTTGCATTAGACAAACTGTCAAGTGCAATGGAAAGTGTTGCACCTAATGCTACTAAAGCATTATCATCAAGTTCAGTTATAAGCCAATTTGCAAGCACTGTCGATGGTTTACCGAGTGGCATTTTTAAAGATTTAGAGACATCAACTAATAATATCACTTCTGGATTAACTAAGTTTTTTGATCAGGGGTTTAATCAATCTATTAAAGATATAATAGGTGCAACAATAGATCCTATAGGATATGCAATAGGTCAACTAACACAAGACACAGGCATCATAGTTCCTAACGAGACAAGGAAACAAGTGTCTGCGCTCTTAGATAAAAAAGATTATCTTACAGCCGCAAATCTATTAAATGGTTATTCTAACTTAACTGCAATTCAAATTGAAACCGAACTATCTAATATTGACACATCAGTTGGCTCTTTAGTAAATCAATTGAACTCTGTCTATGCAAACCTTGGCATCTCTACTGCACCAGTTTATACTATTGGATCACAAAATGGTGAATGGCAAGGTGCTTCGACTGTAATAAAAAGTCCAGCATCTAATAAGAAAGGCTATTCGTTTAGTATAGTTTCGAGTTTAGATGAATTAGAGGCAGAACTTTCTAATTGTACAAGAGAAATAACTGAGACAGTAATTCACTGGACAGGTAATTTTATTGATCAACCACACATTGGTGCAGAAGATATTCATCAATGGCATACAGGTACAGGATTTTCTGGACTAGGTTATCACTATATAATTAAAAGAGACGGAACAATACAACGAGGCAGACCTTTAAATATAGAAGGTGCGCATGCAAACGACTTCGGACACAACCAGTACAGTATTGGTATAGCCCACGTTGCAGGTTATAATTGTCTATCAGGAACAGACAACCCAGAGTCTTTCTTATCATCAGAATCAATTACAGTGGCACAAATGAAAGCACAGAAAGATTTCCTAAGAATATTCTATAAAGTATTTCAGAGTGGACAAGTATTAGGTCATAATCAATGTACAGAAAACAACGACATCGATCCTGGGTTTGACGTTGACGCATATATACTAAACACCTTTAGTAAATCAAACGCAGTACAATACAATAATAATCTAGGACCTTTAAGTAGGTCTGCATTGATTACAGCGAGACAGAATTAATGACAACATCTAATGATAATCTTAACGAAAGACAGCTAAGGCTAGGACCTATTGTAGTTCAGCAGGGCAAAGAGACAGATTTGTATTCTGACGTCACTGGCGTATACCCTCAGTTTAAAAATTGGTATACAGGTACGACACCAAGAGTTTCTATTGGTGCAGATTATACAAGTCTCAGCCTTGTTGGTGGATTTGATAAGTTAATAAGTTCTGATCCAGTTCCATCTCAAAGGACATTGAATAGAGCAACCACGACTGCAACTGGTCATAGCTTTGAAATGGACGACACTCCTGGTAACGAAAGAATAATACTAAAGCACAATTCAGGTAATGGTGTTGAAATACGCCAAGACGGAAGAATGATAATCGCTTCGGGGTCTCAAATTATATCAGTATCAAAAGATCAACATATCACTATCTTAGGTGACGCCAAAATAGTATATGGTGGTAACGTAGATATGGAGATAGCTGGTGATTACAATGTTAAAGTCAATGGTGAATATAAATTAACTGTTGGTGAAGATAAGATTGAGAATATAGAAGGTTCTTCCAGAACTATTGTAGAAAAGAACACTGGTCATATAACAAAAGGACACGCATCTAAAACTGTTATCAAATCAATGACTAACACTGTATTAGGTGATATGACACAAGTTATCAAAGGTGTTGCAAGAGTTACATCTCAAGGCGATATGCATCTTTCATCAGGCTCAGTTACGCAAATCAGTGCTAGAACTAGATTACATCAATCGTCTGCTAATATGAACATTGCGGCAACTAATCTATCAGTCTTTGGTGGAACAGGAACAATTGGTGGTACGGATATTACAATGTACGGCAAAGGAGCTACGTTTGTAGCTGGAGTTACTGCACCTACATTCCACGGATCATTAAAAGGTATAGCACAAATTGCAAGATCACAATCGTATGCCGCAACTGCAACATCAGGTGGTACTGCTATCACAGATACAGCAACTCCTACAACGGCTGCACCGACGACGGCTATTGTAAATGATTTATTATTCAACACAACAATAGGTGCTGTAGATGTTAAAGTAGATATTGACGATCATCTATTAAGAGCATTAGATAAAACAAAAGCTACAGGTGGCTTCTCTACAAAAGAATTGAATATACAAGAAGTGCGTGCGGCACTAAGAACTCCTAGTAATAAAACTAATACAGCATTTATTGGTCAAGCAATAGCGTCTGGAATTTTATCTCCATCATATGCAAAAACCAACCCACCAAATTTAGTTGAGATTAAAAGTAAAAAGTCGTCACCAAGAACTAGTAGAAATTCTGCTGGCAGTGCATCAAGAGGTAATAACATTGCTTTTGTTGTGCCAGATACTAATCCAAGTGTTAATTATCAACCAGAGATAGTTATAAAAAACGATGCTATTATTAATAATAAAACTAAGTTGTCAGGATCAATAACCTTGGCGACATATACTGGTGCTAAAGGTGCGACTGGAATAATATCTCAAGTTCCTAAAAAAGATAGAGCGCAGATAGCCAGAAATTTTCAAGTGAACGCTGATATATTACAAAAGTATAATGACCCTCAATTTAAGAATGAGATGCATAATTATAGAATAGTTGTAATAGAAGGTCTTTACAATGTAAGACCAAACGATGTTGCATCAAAAGGGTGGTCAGATAGTGTTAATAAATACAAGTCAGAAGGACGTGCGGCTGTATGGGAAATACAAAACGAGTCTGGTATTGTAGATATTGAAAAAACGTTTTGGCTTGCTGATCTTTTAAAAGATTTAGCCACTACACAGAAAATAATATTAGACTATGATAGCTATGATCCTAAAGTGCCATTAAGTTGTCAGTTGATAATCATAAGCCCTATGTTAAACGAAAGTTATGATGTGACTGATGGTAATTTTAAAAGCGAAGTAGAAACAAGATATAATGGTAATGTGTTATCTTCTAGTGATTTAATTTTACATGAATTATAAGATTAGTAATAAGTGTTATAAATAAACTTAATTAGTAATGATTCTAAAAGAGCTGAGTATATACTGGGCTTCATATATTACTTCTTTATTATATACACGTTATACTAAGTTGTCAACCCTAAAGTTAATAAAAAGCGAATAAAAATGGTATCAAGAGCATTTTCAGTGGAAGACGGCAACTTAGGTGCTAGATCTATTGTAACAACTCGTAATAAATTGTTCAGTGATATAGATTTAACATTTGCAAAGAAACCTTCTGGTGAAATATTCAAGAAGACAGATGCAGCGGCTGTTAAACAAGCTGTTAAGAACCTACTATTGACTAATAAATATGAGAAGCCTTTTCAACCTAGTTTTGGTGGGGATTTAAACAACATTCTTTTTCAATTAGCAGATAACGACAGCATATTCGAAATTGATACTGTCATTAGATCAGTTCTAAATAGATACGAACCAAGAGCAAAAGTAAAAAACGTCGTTACTAATCTACAACCTGATGCTAATAGTATCAGTATCAGCTTAACATTTCAAGTAGTAAGCTCCGATGAGATTGTAACACTCGAAACAAACATAACGAGGCTAAGATAATATGGCTACTAATATCAAGTCAACCCAACTCGACTTTGCAACAATCAAAACAAGTCTTAAAACGCACTTGTCACAACAAACCGAGTTCGCTGATTATAACTTTGAAGCATCTGGATTATCAAACATACTTGATGTCTTGGCACACAACACTCACTTCAATGGGTTAGTTGCAAACTTTGCCCTTAATGAATCATTTTTAAATACAGCACAATTACGATCATCTGTTGTGTCACATGCAGAAACACTTGGATACAATCCAAAATCAATTACTTCTGCAACTGCACACGTAGCTCTATCGACTACTATTACTGCTGTAGGCAGACCAGCTACAATAACGCTACCAAAGTATTCTACTTTTACTACAAGTGTTGATGACATTTCATACACATTCTATACGCTTGAGGCACACACTGCTACTGATGACGGCACAGGTAACTATTCTTTCCTAAGTGCTCTTGGTACTACGGCAATACCTTTAGTCGAAGGCACTCTAAAAACAAAAACATTCTATGTTGGTTCAGCCACAGATCGTCAGATTTATGTCATTCCTGAAACGTCCATTGATACAAAAACTGTTGCAATAAACGTATTCACTTCATCAGCTTCTTCTGATTTCATTGTGTACTCGGAATTACATAAGGCAATTACAGTTGACACAAGTTCAAGGCTTTTCCAATTAAGAGAATCCCCTAATGCTTTCTATGAATTATCATTCAGTGACGGCATTACAACTGGACTAGCTCCTGTTGCTGGCAATAAGATCGTTGTGTCGTACTTATCCTCTAAAGGTGCATTGTCAAATGGTGGTGCTACATACACTCCAACTAACACAATCACAGTTGATGGTACTGCTTATACTATTGTATCAACGACATCTACAGTCGCAAGTGGCGGTGCAGACAAAGAAACAATAGAGTCTATTAGATCAAATGCTCCTATTGCATTCTCTGCTCAAAACAGACTTGTTACTGCCGACGACTATAAGGCTTTAATTCTTTCAAAATATCCAGCTGTATCTGATTGTATTGCTTGGGGCGGAGAAGATAACTTACCTACACCAGAATATGGTAAAGTGTTTGTATCTCTCAAGTTTCCTGATACGACATCAGCCGCATCAAAGGTTGCTACTCAAGATGAAATCATAACTAATCTTATTAAGCCTTTGGCTATTATGACAATAGATACAAAGTTTGTTGATCCTGTTATAACGTTTCTTGAAACATCGACATTGTTTAACTTCAACCCTAATAAAACCAACGTCACATTAAAAAGTGCCGAAACTAATGTTGCTACGATTGTGTCAAACTACTTTACAACTAATCTAAACGCATTCGGTAAAACATTCAGAAGGTCTAATTTACTTACAGAGATTGATAACATAGGTGACTCTATTTTAAATTCAAAAATAGACCTAAAGTTGCAACGAAGGTTTGTGCCTACATTGGCAACATCCAAGGCATACGATGTCACTTTCCCTGTCCAACTCGCCGTACCAGACGATGTTCACTATATTGTCAGTTCTAACACATTTACATTTAATAGTAAGCTATGTACTATACGCAATCTATTAAGTTCTACACAACTTCAAGTTGTTGATGCAGATGGTGGTATTCAAATCAGTAACGTGGGTACTTACAATGCTACGACTGGTGTTATTTCAATAACAGGGTTTGCACCAGTATCAATTTCTGGTGGAGTTGATTATATTAGAATATCAGTAACTCCTGCAAATCAAGGAACTGTTACACCCCTTAGAAATTATGTACTAAATATCGATACAACTAGATCGTTTACTGCTGGTACAGTAGATTACGGCAAGACACAAGTAGCCCTATAATGGTTCAACAAACATTACTTGATGAAGATCGCAGAGGTCAGAATCTATCGACTAGCAAGATCCGAGAAGTTCTTCCTGAACACTACATAGCCGAGTATCCTAAGCTAGTAAGTTTTCTTGAGAAGTATTACGACTATATGGATTCTGATGCAAATCATGGATTTGATAATGATATACAGAACTTATATAAGTTAAGAGACGTAAGGGCAACAGAACTTACCTATCTAAATCAGATATTCGGAGAAATCGGTCAAGGTCTTGTGACTGCCGATTACTTTAAAGACCCACGGCTGATAGCTGGTATGCTTGCTGATAACTATAGAATTAAAGGTTCTTTATCTTCATCTGAAACTTTCTTTAGAACGTTCTATGGAGAGCAACCTGAGATTGTTTATCCTAAAGCTAACCTGTTTATTGTAGGTGAATCTAAAATTGGTTCTGAATCATTGAGATATATTCAGAATGGTGCGCTATATCAAGTATTATCTATATTAGTTCGTTCATCAGTACCAATTGCAAAGTGGAGAGACTTATACAAATCGTTTGTGCATCCATCAGGCTTTTTTCTTGGTGGTGAAGTTATTCTTGAAAGTCTAGGAAACCTAAACTTAGGAACTCAACCTTTGGCTATCTTAGATAGTGATGCTGGTCAAGTTACATTACAACTTACAGGCACTCCATTAAGTATGACTGCCTTCACTTCTATCACTGGTATCTTTGATGATACAAGCGATTCAGGTCTTAATAAAGAACGTGTTGATCTTAATGCAACTGTTAAGGTATACAGCGAACTTACTGTTGCACAGTTTGATGCTATGTACAACGATATTGAAGATGCTATTGACGCCAACTCACCTAGGTTCGATGAAGATAGTGACGGAACAATTAAAGCGGTTAAATTCTCTAACACATTCGAGACTATGGATCAATCGTACTTTGACGGCAAGCATGGCTCTGTATTTGCAGACTCAGCTGGTGGTATATTAACTAGATAAAACAATAAGACTTGGCAAATCAACTCATATAACTGTTATAAATAACATTAATTAAAGCTTAAAGGATTAAAATTTAATGACTAGGCAAAACATATCGATTGGAGCGGCTGCTAATGACGGCACAGGCGAAACTTTACGTTCTGCTGGTACTAAAATTAATTCCAATTTTGTAGAACTTTTTCAGAAATTAGGCGGAGACAGTGATGTTCTTTCGGCTGGTATCACTCTGACTTCAAACTCTATTGTCTTTGAAGGCGCATCTGCCGATAGCTTTGAAACAACATTACTTGTAACAGACCCGACTGCTGACAGAACAATAACAATACCCGATGCTGGTGGCACTGTAACATTAGATACAGGAACTTCAACGCTAACAAATAAGACTTTGACTTCTCCTGTCATAACAACACCACAAATTAATGACACGTCTGCCGATCACCAGTATGTGTTTGCTGTAAGTGAATTGAGTGCTGATAGGACTGTGACTTTACCTTTGTTGGCTGGAAATGATACGTTTGCTTTTGCTGGGTTTGCACAGACATTTACTAACAAGACTTTGACATCTCCTGTAATAAACACAGGTAAGTATGGCACGTCTTTAAATGACACTAATGGTAATGAGTTAGTTAAAGTAACTGCAACAGGTTCAGCAGTTAATGAAGTAACATTAGCCAATGCCGCAACAGGTAATAGTCCTACGATTATTGCAAGTGGTGGTGATACTAATGTTAATGTTACAATTGGTGGTAAGGGTACTGGTTCTGCTGTACTTAATAAGCACGCAATCACATCTGCAACAATAACTGCAAATGGTGCGGCCTCTGCAACAGTAGGCTATATAATCTGTAATAAAGGTTCTGCATTAGCAGTGTCTTTAGCCGATGGTACAACAGTCGGTGAATCTAAAATATTTACAAACAAAGGAGCTGGAGTAGCTACTGTAACCCCTGCAAATTATGCACAGGGTTCTACATTTGCGCTAGCTCAATATGACGGCGCAACAGTTATCTGGGATGGTGCTAATTGGTATCTCGTTGGTAATCAATCAAGCGTTACAGTAGCTTAATAGGAAAAACAAATGACAGGCATTATTACTGACAGTTTAAAAAGGGTACTTCTTGATAGTCTTATCGCAGAAGTTGGAACAACAGCAGCATCTTATTATATCGGTATAGGTAACTCTATCGATTGGGATAGTTCAGACACAGCTCCAACACCTGTTAATACTTTAAGAGAAGAACGTAATTTAAGATTGCAACTTCAATCAATTAAATCTGGTGAAGACGTTTCTTATGTTGTTCCTAGAAATAACTGGACAGCTGGTACACTTTATGATGGTTGGGACGATAACATAGCTTCGCATCCTACTACACCATACTTTGTTATCACAGATGATAATGCAGTGTATATTTGCCTACAACAAGGTAAAGACTCGACTGGTGCGGCTGTAGCATCTACTGTAGAACCAACTGGCTCTGCAACATCATCATTCTTATTAGCCGATGGTTACACTTGGAAATTCCTTTACACCCTTTCTGCTACAGACGCAAACAAGTTTCTTTCTGCAAACTTTGTTCCTGTAAAATTGATTGGGACAACAGACAGTTCGTCAGCGGCGGCTTTAGTAGAACAAAAGGGCGTACAGACAGCGGCAATATCAGGTCAAATCGGTAGTATTCGTGTTGTATCTGGTGGTACTGGTTATTCATCAATTCCTACAGTCACAGTAGTTGGTGATGGTGACAGTTGTACAGCCAAGGCAATTATAAGTGGTGGCGCAGTCGTAGACATCCTATTAGATTCAAATGGTACTGGTGGCATTAGACACGGACATGATTTCACTAAAGCTACTATAACATTCGGTGCTGGTTCTGCTACGGCACGTGCTGTACTTTCTCCTAATAAGGGTTTTGGTGCAAACGCTTTAAATGACCTTAGAGCAAAGGCTGTTATGTTCAATACAAAACCAGCTGGCAATGAAACAAACACATTTATAACTGATAATGATTTCCGTCAAGTAGCTTTAATTAAAAATCCATTAGTCCCTACAACTGATTCCGACTTTACAGCGGCATCTGGATTTGCTCTTAAAAGTTTATTAGTAGCATCACAGACGACAGCATTCACTCCTGATAATACTATCTTAGGTGGGTCTTCTGGTGCTAAAGCATACGTTGATACATATAGTACATCGACTAAGATAATACGTTACCATCAGACAGAGGACACAGGCTTTACTGCATTTACAACTGCCGAAGCCTTGACTGAGACAGATGGTAATGGTGCTGGAACACTAGATAGTGCAAGTACATGGACAACTCCAAACATTAACATAAATTCAGGTGAAGTGTTGTATGTTGAAAATAGAGCCGCTATTACTAGAGCCACAGACCAAACCGAAGATATTAAAATCGTAATTCAATTGTAAGAAGAGAAAATAATGGTAAGCAACGTTACAAGCACCAGCTTTAGTCAGACATACAGAGATGATTTCGCAGACAGCGATAATTATCACAGAATACTTTTTAATTCGGGTTCAGCACTTCAAGCAAGAGAGTTAACCCAACTTCAAACGATTATTCAAAGAGAAGCAGAGCAACATGCTCGTTTTGTATTTAAAGAAGGTGCGCCTGTCCATTCAGGTGGTATTCAATTAGATACAAGATTTGAATTTGGTAAACTAGATACTACTACATATGCTTTACCTACAACGTTCTCTGCTTTAATCGGTGAAATTTTTACTGGACAAACATCTACTATTAAAGTTCGCATTGTTGAAATCAAAGCAGCGGCTGATGGTGACCCTGCAACAATCTTTGTTGAGTATGTAAATAACAATTCAATTTCTGGTACCACCACACCTGTTCGTTTAACACCAGGTGAAGTTATCAATGGCGATGTCAGTGGAACAAACTTACAAGTACAATCTACTAATACTACTGCAAATCCAGCTGTTGGGCGTGGTACAAGGCTCTCGGTAAAAGAATCAGTATTCTTCGTAAGCGGTCACTTCGTTCAGTCTAATGCGCAAAGCATTGTTATTTCTAAGTATTCAAGTACACCTACGGCTGTAGTTGGTTTTACTGTTTCAGAACAAGTTGTTAAAGCGGCTGATGATACTGCACTTTACGACAATTCAACAGACACACCAAACTTGACTGCTCCTGGTGCAGACAGATATAAGATTACATTAGCACTGGCATTACAAGCTAATGTTTCTGCTGGTACTACATTCATTCCATCCTTTGATATTGTCAACGGATTAATGGCGGCTGTTAAGTCTGCTGGTGATAGGAGCTTGAGTGTCGTAGGCGACATCTTGGCTCAAAGGACATTCGAAGAGTCTGGTAACTATACAGTTAAGCCATTCATAATCAAAACCCAAGCCAACGATTCTGATGCAACTAAACTTGATATAACAATCAAT